ACCCCTCAACGGGCAGTTCGTTGGGACCGCACCATCTACAAGTCCATGAGGGTCTGGAGAGTGCAGGGTTCGGGTAGCGAGGCGTGAAGGCGAACGCTGGCGTAGCCAGTGCGCCTTCCGACAAGGCGGGGATGTGCCTGAGGCCCCCTTCTATATTATGTGTCAGGCGTATTTGGGGGTGTGTGGACACCGGATGGGGGTTGTTTTGGGGTGTAGGCACCCCTTGGGTTCCCTCCGTCCGTTTGTGGCACGGTTCCGCCTGACCTAGTACCATCGTTTGGTCTGCCCCTGCGCCTCTTGGCTGTGTGCAGGGGGCGGTTGCCCTTCTGACGGGCGAACGTGACCGGGTGAGGGTTCGCAGACCTCGGTTTATGTTGGCCCTGTGGTCTGGACGGGGCGGGTGCTATAGTTCTATCATACTGGCGGGCTGCCGCAACGTCATTCGGAAGGATTTTTTATGGCTTCGATGTCTGACTACTTGGAACGCAAGTTGTTGGATCACACATTGGGGACGACGGCGTATACTTTTCCTTCGACGGTGTATCTGTCGTTGCATACGGCGGATCCGACTGATGTGACTGCGACTGCGTTGGCTAATGAGGTGACGGGTGGGTCGTATGGCCGTCAGATTATCGAGTTTGTTGCTGCGGCGGGTACGTCGGGGTTGACGAGCAATGAGATTGCTTGTGTGTTTCCTGATATGCCGGATGTGACTGTGACCCATATTGGGATCATGGAGGATTTGACGGGTGGCGAGTTGTTATATCATGGTGTGTTGACGACGCCGAAGGATTTGGATGCGGGTGACACTGTGTCTGTTGCTATCGGTGCGATTAGTGTTACTCTGGCATAGGAGGATTTAGATGCCTACGCAATATCCGACTTCTTTAGACACTTCGGCGCAGCAGCCGTCGCCTTCTGCGACGACGGATTTGGATGGTGTGGGTTATGAGCATGACATTGTTCATACGTCCCATTCGGGAGCCATTATTGCGATTGAGACGAAACTTGGCGCGACCGATTCCAACGCTGTGGCGGATACTGTCTTGGGTGGGACAGGTGCATCTACGAGTGCGTGGACTGGATCACCTACCCTCTCGGGGACGGTGACTGCGACTACGTTTATTGGTGCTGTCACCGGCAACATTACTGGCAATGTGACTGGCGATCTGACAGGGAACGTTACTGGCAACGTGACCGGAGATGTCACTGGTAACGTGACCGGAGATGTGACTGGAGATGTGACCGGTAACGCTTCTGGCAACCTGCTGCTGTCCGGTGGGACGATGGCCGGTGTGATCGACCACAACGATCTGGGTGTCACGAAGCCTCTCCTGAAGGACTATTCGGAAACAATCAACGTGATTGCTTCATCGACTGCGACCACCGATATTGATGTTTCGTTGGGGAACGTCGTTGACATGACGTTGGATAACAGCCCGACGTTGACGTTCTCCAATCCGGCTCCTACCGGCACGGGGGGTTCGTTCACTTTGATGCTCCGTCAGGATGCTTCCGGGTCGCGGACGGTGACTTGGCCCGCTTCGGTCAGGTGGGCTGGTGCTACTGCTCCGACGTTGACGACCACAGCGAGCAAGGTGGATATCCTTACCTTCGTGACGATGGACGAGGGTACGAAATGGTACGGCTTCGTCGCAGCGCAGGACTTCGTGGGCTGATGCCTCTAGGATTCGCACGCAACGCCGGTCTAATCGCCGCAGGCGGCGGTTCTAGCGTCAACGCTACTTGGTCCGGTCAGACCTCTGACTGGCAGTCCGGCACCTACCAGTTTGTTAAATGGAACGGCAGCGGCAACTTGACGGTTATTTCAAACGGTGCTGGTCTTTGCGACGTAATCATCGTCGGAGGTGGTGCCGGTGCCCGCTATCCGGGGAACGGTCCTTACGGTGCGGGTGGGGGCGGGGCAGGTAACTGCCGTCACCTCATCGGCTGCAACCTACCTGTCGGATCGCACACCATTAGCGTAGGTGCCGGTAACTCCCCGCCCTCCCATTCAAACGGAGGCCAGTCCGAACTCCCCGCAGTCTTCAACTCTGGTACCAGTTGGTCGCCCGCGTCGGGCATAATTTACTCTTGGGGCGGTGGGATAGGTGCCCACTGGCCTTACGGTGGCCCGAACGCTGGTGGTTGCGGCGGCGGCGGCGACGGACAGTATACTAACGGAGCAGCGGGGAACCAACCGGCCTTGAGTCCGCAGTGCGGCTACGACGGTGGCGCCGGATCGTACCAAGCAAACTACGGCTACTACGGTGGCGGTGGTGGCGGCGGCAGTCAGAGTGCTGGGGCGCCCCATCCCTACTACATGACTTATATGGCTGGTGGCACCGTTTCACAAGGCGGGCAGGGGCGGTCCTACACGGCGTTCCGCGACGGCGCAGGACCGGGCGGTGCAGGGTATGAGTATTTTGCGGCTGGTGGCGGAGGGTATATCACCCCCGGCTGGTACGGCAGCACAGCCGGTGGTACCCAGTACGGGTCCAGCCCCGGAGCAGCCGGTACGGCTGGTTCAGGTTCTGGCGGATCAGGAGCGAACAACATCGCAGGTGGAAGTGGCACCATTATCATCCGCTGGCCGCTATAGTCTCCACATATGGGATTTGGATTTTCTGTTGACCCTGACACAACCGGGTTTAACAAGCACGCCGAGGCGGGGCTGCGGCCTATCAGATCGCCTGAGGAAGCGTTTATGGAACCCAAGTATGAGATCCTGCACAACCCTCTGACGGATGAGTATTACGAACTGAAGGACTGGGTGACGGCTGATGAGATCACCTTCACCCGACAGGGGTATACGGGGTTGCAGGACGAAGTTCTGATGCCGTACAACTATCTGGAATTGTTCGGGCACACCCTTCTAGGCAGGCCGGTCTTTGAGGTAGGTGAAGAATACCGGGCGGGGCGTGAGGACTCACCGAAGCGTGAACTGGCAGCAACGGTTGTTCAGCAGATCGGGCACGCCAACGGGTTTGAGCCTGAAATATACCGGATGAACATCAACCTTACGAAATGCACCAAGGCGGCAAGGTCGATTATTCACAGAGACCACGACTTCGATCATTGGAACATGATCATCTACCTGTCTACCTTCCACGGTGGGCGGACCTACGTTGACAACGAACCCTGCCCGGAACCGAAAGAAGACCTAATCATCACCTTTGAGGGCAAGGACACCCTCCATTGGCATGAGCCTCCTGAGGGGATCGATGACAACCGGTTCATTTTGATAGCCACCTACATGCCGAGGGAAATCGATTCATTGGAGCGTCATCTTGGATAAGGTTAAGGAAGCGCAGTACCGTCACAATAAGAAGGAGGGGATGGGGCCGTGGAGCGGCAACATGCCCGCTTCGACCAAGGTCACCGACCCCACCGAATATCAGGGCGAGAACTTTGGGGATATCGAAGAACTCTTTCCGACCCTCATCTACTTCACGTTGCCGGGTAGGAAGGCCGCGATAAAGAAAGAGATCGATGATTACTTCCCGCAACTGACTTTTCAGTACGCTAACGAGCGGGGGGGGTGGACGGGAAACTGGGGGCGGACACACCAGATCAATATCCCTGATGGGGACGAAAGTTTCTTCCAGCAGAACATCTTGGCGCATTTCCCGGTGCTGTCGGAAACGATTAACGACCACATCCACTGGTACTTGCGAGTATTGGGGACATGGAACCCGGATCTGCCCAAACGGACATACGACATAGCGTCATGGATGACTGCCATGAATAAGGGCGATTATGTGCATGAACACATGCACGGAGCCGCTGATCTGGCGGGGGTGTTCTACTACAGGACGGACGGCCAGAAGAGCGTCAAGTTGGATTTCCACCCACCACAGATGATGGAATACGACCCCCTGATGGCTAACGTCTCCGCCGGTTGGGACCATCCAGCCGTTGAGGGCAAGTTGTTGATCTTCCCAGCGTGGCTGCGGCACTCTACGGTAAGATCCGAAGAGGACGATGTTAGATACGCCATCTCTTTCAATATCCTATTTAACGATGGTTCCGTGAGAAAGGTGACCCCATGATCGAAGACGACATTGTATGGGTAGACAACTTTATGATGCAGACTTACATGGCGAAAGAGTTGCTGCCCTTTCTGGATGACATGATCGCTGATATAGAAAAGAGCAACCGTTGGCTACCGGCAATGCACGGAAGCGGAGAACAGAAAAAAGATGTAAGAGATTCGGACATCATCTGGTACAGCACCGATATGCCGCCTCCAACCCATGAACCGGTCTTAGCACACCTAAAACTAGTTTTCGATAAATATCTTGAAGCGAAGCCTTTGATAACGGAGGGTGACGTACCCAGTTTCTACGCATACGACTACAGCATTTGTCGATACAAGCCGGGGCAGGCTTACCACAGCACACACAGCGATGCGGCTACTTGGCTGAACAATTCTCCGATGGGCCAGAGGTATCTGACACAGATTCTCTATCTGAATACCTGTGAGGGCGGCGAAACCAACTTCCCCAATCAGGATGTTAGTATCAAACCGGTTGCCGGTAAGTGCGTAACGCACCCGCCGTGGTGGACTCACTGTCACAACACTTCCCCAGCGATTGACACCAAATACACCTTGATTGTCTTCTACGCCTTTGGCACTTCACAATCGCCTTCTTCTTCGTCTAACATGACGGTCGAAGACTTTATCGCTGGAGGCTGACGTTGGCTCACTACGCACGTTTAAATGCAGATAACGTGGTTGTCTTTGTTACGCCTCTTTCCGATGAAGTTTCCTTAACTGACGGCGTTGATGACGAGGCCAAGTCTATTGCCTATTTGGAGTCGCTGTTCGACACCGACGACACTTGGGTCCGCACATCGTACAACGACAACATCCGAGGCCACTACGCTGGGGTAGGGGAAACCTACGACCCGGTTAACGACATCTTTGTTAGCCCCCCATCGGAACATCCTTCGTGGATTCTGGACACGACCACAGGACTATATGAGGCTCCTGTACCGGAGGTCAGTGGTTACGATTGGAATGAAGACACCGGGGCTTGGGAGCAGCCACCGAAGCCCGAAGACTTCCCATCGTTTACTTGGCAGACGACATGGCAGGCCGATGGACGGGAGCGCCCCAACGGGTGCTGGTCACCACCGGTAGCCCACCCCGGCACCTACACATACACGGATGATGGTGCGAGGATCTACACCGAACCCTATTTTAAATGGGATGAGGCGACACTCTCTTGGCTTGAAGAAACCTAATGGCTGCCCCGACCGGGTATCGGGAGTCAGGGTTCCTATACAACGGAGTTGATTTCTCCGTATACCCCGGCTACCAGTGGAACTACCGGGGGTTCTCTGACCAGCAGGGTGGGCTGCAATACACCCAGCAGGCCCCCTACCGTCAGACTGAATACAACTATCAGGGTTGGCGGATCTTTCAGTACGGCCCGTATCGGCACCCGACAGCAACCTACCGGGAAGCCAATCAGGAATACCGGGGCATCAACCTTGATTTCCCCGAATATCGGGAACCGGGCCTTCAGTATGGGATGTCACGGAACTACCGGTATGACTTCATCGTACTGGGGGTTGAAGCCTTCCTGTCTGGTTCAGCGACAATAGGGGCTGCTGCTGAGATACCTATAGTCATCGAACCCGCCGGATTGACAGGGACGTTCACGTTCACCATACCGGCGTCTGATTCAGGTGGCCCAATCAAGTTCGGTGTCGTTGGTTTACCGGGGCCGGACTCCTCGTCCATGTCGGCTTCAGCCCTGCTGGACCTGATCGACCCGGAACAGTTGATTCAGAAGCCGATACCAGACGTTCAGTTGGTAGTGACATCGCCTAGTGGTGTTACTCTATTGGTAACTACGGTTTAGGAGGGGTTATGCCTATTTACGATAAGGGGGATCAGGTTCGGATAACGGCCACATTCACCTCCGATAGTGTCAATACTGACCCGACGGATGACGCAGCCGATGTTGAGGTTCGGCATCGACGCCCTTCACGCAAGGATGTGAACGGTGTCGCAGGTCAGGACACCTACCCGACCGCCACTAAGACCGCTACCGGGGTCTACTACGCGGATATATTACTTGACGAAGAAGGCGTGCATACAGTCCGTGTTAAGGGACTGGAAGGCGTTGTTGCCGCAGATATTGTTGAGTTACAGGTAGCGCACTCTGTGTTTGCCGATTAATCCACCACGGCCCATGACTGATACTGCGGCAGAGCAGCATGGCGGCAACGTCAGCAAAGTCAAGGGCCAGAAGACCCGCGAATTGTTCCTTGAAGGACTCGCGGAGCACGGCACTATCTCCAAGGCTTGCCTTATAGCCGGTGTCACACGGTCGGCGTACGATAAGTGGCGTCAACGTATCCCTGAATTTAGTGAACGCGCCGACGCCATCAGAGAGAAGGCTCTCCGTGACGGTGGCAAAGAGGACTGGGACGGCACGTTTCAGAGTTTCCGAAGTAAGTATTTCGGTCATCTCTCCCCGTGGTTCCATATCAAAGCCATCGAAGCCTACGAGAACACGCCACCCGGTAACGTCACCCTGATCCTGTGGCCTCCTGAACACGGCAAAACTACGCTTGCCGAGGATTACTTCTGCTTCAAACTGGCTACCAACCCCGAGTTCAGGATCACCGTCGGATCTGAGGGACAGGACATGGCCCGTAAGATTCTTGGACGGATTCGTTCTCGTATGGAACCTCAAGGCCCCTACCCCCGTTATGTAGCAAAGTATGGTCCGTTCGTCCCCCAGAACCAGTCAGGGCGTAAGACTGCACAGCCGTGGGGCGCTGATTACTTTAGCGTATACAAGAAGAGCAGGCATGATGAGCGCGACTATTCGATGGTTTCACTGGGTTGGCGATCCAAGATTGCTGGTACCCGAACCGACCACCTACATATTGATGATATTCAGTCAAGGGTTTCTCTCAATCTGACCGAACAGATGTTCGAGATTTTCCGGCAGGACTGGTTGACCCGTCCCGGCGAGCAGGGCCGGACGAGCATCAACGGTACCCGTGTCGGTGAGGACGACTTCTACGAGCGGGTGATGGAGCAGATCGATGGGGACATTCTCAGGGTGATTAAGTTCCCGGCGATTGTCACAGATGAGAAGGGCGAACCGGAACCGTTGTGGCCGGAGATGTTCTCATTGGAATCGTTGGATCGTATTCGCAGGAAGGTCGGTGAGGAGGCGTGGTCCCGTAACTATATGCAGGAACCTAGTTCCTCTGCCGCCGCGACCTTTGACGAGAAGTCTATTCAGAAGTGTCTGAATCCGTTGAGGTCGGTGAACCATGAACCCCCCAAAGATTGTTCTGTGTATATTGGCGTTGATCCCGCTCTTGGCTCTAACAATTGTGTTATTGCTGCTACACCGCATGAAGGAAAACTTAAAATCCTTTTTGTTCGGGAAGACGTAGGGCTGACTCGTAATGAACAGATCCTCGGTATCGTGGAGGATGCTGTGCTCCAATGCGGCAGGAACGGCAGCAGCGTGTCGGATGTCATCATCGAAGCGATGGTGTTCCAGAAGGGGCTGTCCCGTGATGAGCGCCTAATCGAGATGACGCAGCGGTACGGTTTCAGGGTCAGGGAACATCTCACAGGGATGAACAAATACGATGAAACGATTGGTGTTCCGTCGATGGCGTTGTCGTTTATGCGCGGCGAGATTGACATTCCGTATGCGGATGACCCTTCGACACGCCACCAAGCAGACCAGTTAATCCGCCAGTTGAAGGCGTGGCGTCCGATGAAGCGCGGAACGAAACTTCGGCAGGATCAGGTCATGGCATTGTGGTTTATTTGGATCCTTTGGCGACAGCGTAAACAGTCGTTTGATGTGGACACTTCACAGTTTAACTTTGGTGGACTACCGTGGGGATCAAGTGTGCCCGTCAGACAGGTGTTTTGATGTATACGTTCGATGAGATCGTGTCGATTATTCGGCTCAGGCAGGACGCGCAGTCCCCCCTCATTGCCCGCATGCAGGATGTCAAGGAGAGGTATAACGGCGATTATGTGATACCACTCCCGTCAATGGAAGAGGAACCTGTTCTTCCTCCTTTGACGCCTGCTCTAATAGCAGAGAATATCGACGCTGTGGCCCAGCGGGCCTCGTCTGTCACACCGTTTATTGGTTGTCCTGCTATCGATCCTTCTAAAGAAAGGGGGATCCGGTCGCGCGAGTATGCTGATATCCGACGGAAGGCGCTCGCTGCTACATGGTATGACTCTAAATACAAGATCAAGATTCGTCGGGCTTACAGGCACCTAGCCGGGTATGCCACGGCCTGTCTAGTGGTAGCACCTGATTTCGATAAGGGGTTACCACGCATTCAGGTTCGTGACCCTATCGGTGTGTTCCCGGAGCCAAAGGCGTACGAGGATGTAGACCCTCCGGCGAATGTTGGGTTCATCTATGGCAAGTCGGGTGGGTGGTTGCGTAGCCATTATCCGCAGAGCCGTCAAGAGAATGGTGGGCCTGTACCGGGAGATGAGAACTCTCGTCAGGAGTTGTGGGATGTGGCCGAATGGGTGGATTCCGAACACATTGTGATCGGCATCATGGGGCCACGGTATAGCCGGTATTCGTATACGGAGCCACGGGCTACAACAACGATGGAACTGACCCGTGTTCGCAACAAGGCAGGGATGCCGTGCGTTATCACACCCGGACGGGTGACGCTAGACAGGATCGCTTCTTCTATTTCCAACGTCATTGGCATTGTCGATTTGATGTCGAAGATGATGGCTTTGGAGATTATGGCGCAGGAGAAGGCAATCTTCCCTGACAGGTATATTATTGGTCGGTCGGGTCAGGTGCCGATGATTGTCGGTGGCGAGTGGAAAGACGGACGCGAGGGACAAGTAAACGTTCTGCTTGATGCTGAACAAATCGGTGAACTCCGGTCGTCACCTGACCCGTCCACCAATATTGCGATTGATCGATTGGAGCGCAATGCAAGGATCTCTACTGGCACGGTCCCGCAGATCGGGGGAGAGTCATATGGTGCTCTTCGGACTGGTAGAGGCATTGATGCGCTCATGGGCGCGGCGCTTGACCCGCGTATTCAGGAGATGCAGGAGATCATGGAGGGGCACCTCCCGCATCTGAACGAATGCCTGTTCGCTACCTATAAGGGCTACTGGGGTAGCAAGAAGTTCTCTATGTTCACCGGGTATGCCGGTGACTTTGGACAGGTTGACTTCGTACCAAACGATCACTTCGAGACATTTAATAATGTTGTTTCGCATTCCATCCCCGGTGCGGACATACAGGGAACTACAATCCAGTTGGGGCAGTTGCTCTCCATGAAGGGCATCAGCCTCCATACGTTCAGGGCCAAGCATCCGTTTATTGAAGATGCCGAGATGGAGGCGCGACGGGTCGATGAGGAACAGTTGGAAGAGGCGGTTCTGGCAGCCATCCAGCAGCAGGCTTTGTCGGGTCAGTTGCCTGTGGTGTATGTCTCTAAGATTGAAAAGCATCGCAAGAAGGGTCTGGATATCTTTCAGGCCATCGAAAAGGCTGACGCTGAGGTGAGGGCGGAGCAGGCAGCGATTGCTCCTGAACCTGAAGCGGGTATGGCTATGGCACCTGAGCAGGCAATGGGCTTGGCAGCAGGACCGGAAGGTATGGGGCCGCAAGGACCGGGCGGTCCTCCCGGTGGCGCGCCTTCGCCAGAAGCGGCACAGCAGTTAGTTGCTGCCTTGGGTCAAGGAGTTGGCTAATGGTCCGAGCAAAGAAAACATTAGATACCCCAAGGGTGCAGCAGCGCGAAACGCCCTCTTTGGAGGCTGGTGCTTCTTACGGCGAGGTTGGTGAGAACCGGGCGGCGATAAACGCGATCCCCATCGACGGGAAGCCTCCTGTCGGACAGGCTGAGGCTCCAGCCTTTAAACCTGCCCCTCAGGGTAATCCGTTGGAGGCGGCAGCGGCATATACCCCTACGGTTACGCCGTTGACGGCGCCGGGTGCAGGGGGTCGGGTCAGGCCCCAACGCCCAATGGTTACCCCTGATGAGGAAACGGCTCAGACATTGACTAACTGGTATGAAGCCACGGGCGAACAGCGTTTCTTGGACGCTGCGATACAACTGAGTCAATAGTGGCTGAACGCTCTGGGCTTCGGCGGGCAACGAATACGATTAGCACTGCGCCGCTATCGTCGTTTAACGACGAATGGTACGGGCGTAGGATGCAGTTGCTCATGCGTAATGGTGCGAGCCGGTTCTTGGAAAGCACGCCTGAAAGTCTTATGGTGTTGGCGCAGAGCAGCAAGTCTGATGGCGACATGCTGGATGAGTTCCTGCGTGCGTATAACCAATCTGAGTTTAATCAGATGCGGCATACCTTCGAAGCGATGCCGGATCAAATCCAGTTAGCGGAGTTCAACCGGCTGGCAGAACCGACCCAGCAGATTCTCCTGAGCGGTGGATACGAGCCGCCGAATGAGGAGAAGAAGTCGCTGGTTAGACGGATGCTGACATGGGATATCCCACTCCTCCCTGAAGAACACATGGGTTCGGTGATAGCGGCTGGCATGGCCCCGATCCGGATGATGGGTTTCTTCGCAGGCAAGACCGCTAGCGCCTTGTGGGAGGGCGGGGTGATGAAGCCATCCCGGTTCGCTACACGCTTGGGCCGGTCTGGTGCCTATCTTGCCGAGAAGGGGTTGGGTTCCTTCGCTGACCCTCGTGATTGGCGGGAATCATGGAATGAAACAAAGATAGAAGAAAACTCCTATTACTCCGGAACCGTCAAGAAAGCCGAACGGCTTGTTGGCCGTCACCAGACGCGGCTACTACGGGCCTATCTGGAAGGTGGACAACAGGCCGTATACGACCTGATACTGAAAGAGGGGCAGAAGAACGGCCTTACTGAAGAGAGGGCCGGAATCTACTGGCGCAATTGGCAATCGACACTGAGTGAAGAAAGTAATGTCAAGGCACTAGAGATTCTTGAGTCGGGGAAACTCACCCTTTTTGATGCGTCCCAACGCGCATTTAATACAGTGTCGCCTTGGGATGTGAACCCTGATAGTTGGCAAGGCAAGTCTGTCGGCATGGTTGGGGCACTGGCTACTGAGATTCTGTTGGACCCGACGACATGGGGCGGTGGTGCGCTCTTCAAGATTGCCAAGCATGCGAAGGTTGGGATGCGTGCAGGCATGACAGCAGATGCCATCCATTTCTCTGAACGGCTGTCTAAGGCCCTCCGGGCAGAAGCCAAAGATACGGGCCTATTCGCACCAATCAGAATTTGGAATCCGACTACCGGCCAGTTCGATGACGCTCTCAGCGAGGTTAAGGAATGGGTCGCTAAGGGTGGGGTCGGTAGCAGTGGATCACTCACTCAGGGCAATGTCCCAATTGGGCGTGGTAGGAGGCTGATTAGAAGCGGCGCTCAGTATCTAGCCCAAACGAATCCGATGCTTCGTGCCCAGCACAGGTCTATTAACCGGTTGATTGATCGGGTTAACGCTGCATTTAAGAAGCAGGATGAAATAGATGAGTTCAGCCGTGCGTTCAGGGCTGCGAACCCCGATGAGAACGTGCACAAGGCTGTCATGGAAGAGTTCGGTACCGACACTGGTCTAGGCCAGTTGATGCGCGATGTACCCGCGATGGCCCCGATCATCGGTGATATGTGGAATTGGCATCTGATGAGGCGGAGGATGAGTCTCACGGTAGATGCACGGCATATCGACGGTAACGGCATGTGGAGGGTCCACGATAGCGAAGGCAAGTTGCTGGGTGAGGCTCGCGTCAAGGGCGATCCAAGCAACCCGATGCTGGAAGACGATGCGGTATTCACCAATGAAGGCGTGCGGGTTGTCAAGCACAACGGTGAATCAGTTGATTTCCAGACCAGAACATTCCCGACATTAGCGACAGAGCAGGGCTTCTGGGACTTCCTTAAATCCCAGACAGGTTGGGAGATGCTGGCCTCCAAGGTGGGGGCAGTTGACCCGGATGCCATCTTCATACCACGGATGAGCAAGTTCGGAGAGAAGTGGGCTGACGGCAAGAGGTACGTTAAGAATGAGATACTTAGTTTCGATAATCTAGAAACAGAAGTCGTCGCTGATCTCGCACGCGGTGCTGCAAAATGGCTAGTGGATCAGGGCGAATATATCCATGTTGGGCTTAGGCGACGGATCGATGAAGGGGCGCTTGAACTCAGCAATGATATAGATGATCTCGGTCTCCAGTCGGTACTGGACGATCCGTCTATCAGCAACGCGCGGCGGCACGGCTTAGGTGAAACGGATCTAGCGAAGATCGAAGAGGCCCGCCTTGAGTTGGAACCAGAAGCCATACGGCACATTCTAGATAACGGGGAGATGGACCCCCTTCTCATGTTCCATCAGGGCAAAGGCATAGAGATTATCGACGGGGTACCCGTCCAAGATGTATGGGAAATACCATTCGCAGGGGTGCGTCGTGCACGCAAGAACTATTGGGAAGGTCAGATCCATAAGGCGGGTGGAGCCAACGCTGAACTTGACTGGTGGGTCAGGACCGGCATGATCGCTAAGACAGCCGTAGCGACACTGGCTTATTATCCGGCCCGTTTCGCGGAGAAACTAGTTACCTATGTCCCGAAGGCAGCCCACATAGATGTAAGCGACACCCAGTTGGCGCTTGCGGAATTCCAAGGGCTAGTCGATATGGGCATCATGGTGGATATGCCACGCACCCAGATCGACAACTATCTGCGTGCGTACACGATGGGTACCGATGCCGAGAAATGGCTAGTCACTACAGAGTTCTATTTGGATTTCCTTGGTCGGTCGGGTGTATTGATGCACGGCGGATCAGATGTCCAACGCTTTGTTGAACGGTTCATCCGGCAGGGGGCGCACAGGTACGGCAACATCGTTGACGACATGGTTGGGCTTCCTGCTCTTGGCGGGCTGCATGTCCGTAAGGCCATCATGCCCGGTGAGGCATATGCGGCACAGTTGGCGCGGGCCAATGTCATACCCAACTATCGGGAACTAGGGGCTGTAGCAAAGTATATGTCCTTCTACCGAAGGCTCGGCTGGGGGCTGCATCTCCCAGCCGTTGACAGCCTTCTTGCCAGAACATGGCGTCCTGCTGTTCTGCTCCGCATGGGGTATGTGGTTCGTAACGGTGGGGAAGAGTTGTTCACATGGATGATGAGGGAAGGCCCATCGCATTATGGGAAGCAGAAACTAGCCAAGGTCGCAGCCGACTTTCACCCTTCATGGGATGCATACGGCAGAAAGACACTGGTTAAGGGATCGAAACTGCCCGACGAGGAGCGTCTACCCCTCCTGTGGAAGCCTATCTCTGGGATATGGCGGTCATTCAATGAGATCGCCGGGGTCGGTGACTATGCCATCTTCCGGAAGTCGCTCTTGGAGGTCGTTGAGAAGAACAAGGATAGGTGGGCGGCTCTATTGGAGGACAGCCCAGAGTTGGCCTTTAAGTTGTTCGAGGACACCCATGAGGCTGTGAAACTGCGGACGGGTCGTACCGTATTGGGGAAGACCTCTAAGCGGCTATTCGAGTTTTCTAATGCAAAGGCTAATGAACTCTCACTTATAGCGCGAGATGCGTTCGGTCGCATACCGGGTATGCCTACCCGGCAGGGGATCGCTAACCGGGTACTCACTAAGGTAGCGAAGAACCACGAAGAGCGTGTCGCTGCTGTCGCTGCCTCTCTTACTATCCCCACCTTGCTGGATGCCCAGATGAGGGACGTTCTGGGAACCTTTGATAATTATCTCAACTACAGCAAGAACACTATGGATGATGCGCTGCGGCAGGGGACCAACGTTACCTCTGTAGACCGGCTGCTAAAGATGACGGTCGATTACCAGAACACAGAACTGGCGTGGGTATCCAATGAGCCGGGTAGTGAGATGGGTCTTGTCCGCAAGTCGCAGGCAGTCGCGCAAAGACTAGCAATGCACTCTGATGACATATTCGCTCGCGCATACTTAAACGAAATAATCAACTATGTCTCGCCACGGATCAGGCAGGAACTCACTGCTACCGCTGAAGGTCTAAGCCTCGCTGCCCTGACCGGCGGTTCCCCTGATGAAGTACGCCGCATGCGTACTCTGCTCGCGGACAAATCACCAGAGCAAATCGTTCTACTCCTCGCACAAGAGCATCCGGATGCCTTGGACACACTGCGACTGGCATTTGATCGGGTCGGCCCCGGTGCTTACTTCGACGAGGCGGGCGACTTGGTTGTCACCGATATGCCGTTTGAGGCCGGATGGCCGGATGCTGTCGATGACTTCATTGAAGCGATGCCCGAAGCGCAGCGTGATCTCTGGCGGAACCTATTAGACCCGGAGGTTGGTGGGCAGAAGGTCGGCGCTGATGTCAACATCGTTGCCTTTCTGCTTGGTCAGTCGGATGCCGCTCGGTTGACCGACGACTGGGATGAGGTTGTCCGGCGTGGACGGCTGGCGTACGTCAACCGGGTGATGACCCCTGATGGTCAGGATATTCTTCGGACGGTTCACCGGTCGAACGCAGGGTTCGCTGCCTTGGGCGGCAAGGCCAGTGAAATTCTGCCGCCCGGTGCTACACGCCTGTTTGTCCCAATGATCCCAGTGGAATACAGGGAAACTCTAGTTGAGATGCTTGCAGAAGGACGGGCCGGGGAGGGCTGGTTTGGCGAGGTCGTGGACCTTCTCACAGCAAAGTTCAAGGATATAGGTTACGGGGAAGTAGAGGCATTGAAGGCGGCGCGTATGTTGCAGCCGTCGTACGGGCCGGGAAGCACGGGGCTGACCGCAAGTTCCCTAGTGGCTAATGCGAACCTATGGCAAGAGGTGGGGGAGGGTTTCTTCCCAGTCGTAGTTGGTAGCGCCAACCCCAAGGTGGCGCACATCATATCGCAAGTCTTGGAAGAGGTCTTGGCCGCACGGACGGCTACCCGATATCGGTATGTCGGGAGAGGGCACCGTATCGGCTCTGGACGTATCCACACGATGGATGTGAATAGTGAGGAACTGTGGAACGCCCCCGGTCTAGCAGCAGCGAATAGGCCAGCCGAACTTGATGTAACCGTTGTCAGGAATGCAGTCGGGTCGCGCACAGCGCATCAGGATATGGCTACGGCTTTGGGCGGCGAATATATGAACTCCTACTACGGATGGGGTAGCGAGGGGGCGACGACAGCACGGGACTTTGGGCCACGAGGGCTACGCGATGAGCCTGTGATTGGTATTGCTGCACAACATCTGATATCTCCACGCCCCGGTGGTCTTTCACCTGTGGCTATGCTAGACGGCGAGCCTGTCACCCATATGACCCGGTACTACAGGCATCCGACAAGCGGTGAGTTTGTTGTATTGAGGCACGGTCGTGAACCCTCTGACGACTGGTTCCTTGATTACGAGTTGGTAGAGGAGCAGATCACAACGGGGAACGATCTTCAGGATATGGCCGAGGAACTGGCTTATCTGAACTCCTTCGAATTGAACGACTTGATTGGCACAGGCAGCAGACAGGACCACACGGAGGTCTTTCATCCGTGGCTTCGTGAGGTTCTTATGCCGCATGAAGTCAGCACTGTTCGAGTTGCTGCCTATGCCAGCAGGGCTAGGTGGTGGTCTAACGCCCCTGAGAACATTCTTGCATTTATGCCGGTCACGGAAGAGGGCGGCAAAGTAGGGGAGAAGATTAGCAAAGCGTGGACATCGATTCTACGCAACTGGTTCGATGGGGTAGTCAACCCGATGATTGGGGCGATGGTCCGTGAACCTTTGTTCCAGCATTATCTAACTATAGGTAAAGAGCAGACAGTCGGGGTCCGACGGATCTACCACCGGCCCAAGATTGAACGGCGGGCACCGGGGGGGAAGGGCGTATGGGAAGAGGTTCCGTATAATTACAGGCTCTACGATTCTCTTGGTATCGGGTACATAGATGGGGACGCCCAGTATGTCATTGATGAACTAGAAGGGTTTATCGAATTCGACTGGCCGTTGGCTAAAGCCGATCCGGAGGCTGCCGCTTCCCAGTTGGCTTCCGCTATTGAGGTGAGAAGCCCATTCGCCACTATCAAAGCGATAGATAAGATTATCGCAGAGGGGGATACCCCTGCCGATGTCGCTAATGCGTTGAAGAGAGTTAAGCGCATCATGCAGGATTCAACGTCAGCGAATCCAACAGTTGTCGCAGCAAGAGAGAGATTGCAGAACGAGTTCTTTGGTTGGGCGCTGCATCGCAAGGTCATGGCAGACAGTCATCGTGACATAGCCGCCCGTCGGGCTATGACTCTGACCAGCGCATTCATCGATGACCATCGCATCCGTTCACAGTTTCAGCAGATGGTCGGTACAGTCGTACCGTTCTGGTTCGCTGAAGATAACTTCCTACGCCGTATCGGACGCAGCCTGAAGCACAACCCGTTGATGTTCCGTAACCTCCACCTGACGATGAACGCTGGGGTATACAGCGGCATCGTTCAGGAGGACCAGTTCGGAGAGAAGAAACTTGTTATCCCCGGCAGCGAAGTCGGCGTTCATGCGATGCTGTCGATAGCGGACAAGACTCCCATTGTCAACAGCGTCTTTGGTGGTGACCTTGGTTCGGTGCAGCGCCCCGGTATGGGTCTTGCAATGAACATCCATGTTATCCCCGGTTACGATCTGGACTCAATCGGACAGTTGGGCTTGGGTCCGCTACTCGCTGCCCCGATCAACTTTGCTTCAGGTCGTGACGCTGAGATCCGGAAAACGTTTGAACATAACCTTGTCGGGGGTCGGTATCCGGGTGCTAGCAAACTGAGCACGGGTGCGGGCGGGACAATATCTAACGTCTTCGAAGCAGCGTGGTCGTCGGTAGCGCCCGCATTGGTTGTTAGGGCTATCTCGTTGGCAGGTATCGACGGCCCGAATGGCGAGGCCCGCGCCAAAGCAAAGGTTGATGTGCTCAAGTTCATGGCGATGCATGGATCCATCCCTGACGAACAGGAGATCGCATCTCATTCCAACCCAGCGTTGTATGAGGAATGGTTCCTAGAGGATGTAGATCAGATGGCTCGCCAATACCAGTTGTTGCAGGCGATGTCGTGGTTCTTTGGTCCGGCTACTGGCAACTTGGCTGATCTGACCTTGCATGAGAATTGGGAATGGAACCAAGAGTTCCATGAGTTGTTGGAGATGGGGATTCCTTATGAGGAGGCGTACCCGCAGTGGGTCAAGAACGTGGAGGCCCGCACAGGGGAGAAGTTCGATCCGATAGAACACTCGCCGTTCAGGACTTCCGGCCAGTCCAAGATCCCGTTCGCAGTGTTGGAGACTACACAGGACGCTAATAAGTGGTTGGTGGACAATGACGCCTTTGCCCGTGACTTCACTATGTCCTCAGCGTTCTTCATGCCCCGCAAGTTCGATGTGGAGGACGATGAGTATGTGGCGGAGGCCAAGCAGCGTCAGTTGAACATGGGGTTGCGTAAGATGGATACCCCTGAAGAATTCTTATCTGAGTTGTATTTCAATATCTCCTATCCCGTTTACCACAAACGGCGTGTCACTTATATGACACGGAGGAACGCGATGCGGTCCATGAACATGGACACTACAGAGTTGGATGAGAAATGGGATCTGTGGTATGCGTCGTTCCAGATGCAGCACCCTGTGTTTGTCAACCAGATCACTACTGGTACCGCTCGGATCAAACGAGATTCTACTGTTAATGAATTCAGGCTGCTTATCGAATCGCCGGAACTGGTGCCTGAGGGGTTGCACCGAACAGACATTCTCAATGCGATGGCTACCATCGTTGGGTTCTCAGACAAGATGGACAGTCTCAAAGGGCAGTCAGACCCTATGGCGAGGGCGAAGCGTGATGCCCTTCGGTACCAATACAGCCGTATTATGGAGGAGTTTGTCCATAACAAGCCTTGGTTGAATGAACTATATTACAGTGTATTCCTGCCTATCATCGGGGAGAGTTGGATTGCGAAGCATAAGGCTGGGCTGGTCAGCATCGACATGGGTGTGATATGACCGACATCTTTGTAGAGCAGCCTGAAGAAGAACTGATCAGTAGCCTTACCCCCGACGAGAGGGATCCTCTCATCCCGTCCGGGGTCGGGGAATACGTCGATGATGTCGGTCAGGTTATAGATGAAATCTTTAGTTCTGGTTGGTGGGGCGACAACTATGTGACTCAGGTCGGGAAGGTAGCGACAACTCTTAGGGATTTCGTCCAACGAGAGGGCACGTTCGCTCCCCCCGAAGAAGAAGAGCCGACAACGGAAGACCGGAAAGCCCAGCGAGCGCAGGAGATAATGCCAGCAGGGGCGACCCCTGAGGACCAAGGCACTTCTGCTGGCCTATCTGCTTTAAAGACGCTGCACTTCGAACAGATGACGGGCGAGTCGGCCTTCGTGAAGTTTATTAACTGGCTTAGGAAAAGTGGCGTTACCACGCTTTCGCGTGAAGGCGCCGGTATCGGCAGGTCAGCCATCTACGAACCGGATGGCAGGGTCACCCCTGCATTCCAAGGTGATACGAGCAATAAACCCACTGCTGAAGTTCTTAGTTTCGATACTGAAGCAGGCCAAAAGCAGATACTTGATTACCTGCGAGCCGATTGGCGCAACATCCCTGACCTTGTTGAAGCAGTCCAACAGAAGATCGCTGACAACTGGTCAACGTTTATGGCCGGTGTTGTCGATGGTAAGAAGCCGGGGACTTTAGATAGTGCGGAAGCGGATCCTGCCCTGTTCGGTGAACTGATGCGACAGTTCGGTGGGTACGGAGATGGCACCACACTATTGGTGGATGTTGATGATGCGTTTGGTGGGGGGTCAGCAGCGGACATTCTAGGTGGGACGCTGGACGCCGCTATCACAGAATACGCAGCGGCTCTGAGTAAACAGAACCCGTCCATGCTTGTCGGCCCTGAAATCGGAGGAGAGGGCAAGGTCGGATTCATCACATCGTTTGATGGCACACCTTACGGAGATATCAGATCGGTCAATGATCTATTCTCTGGTGGCAAGATCGGCCCGATGGACGCCTATAGGTATATGAAGGCGTTGTATAACAACACTAGAGACGCCTCCGGCTACTCCCCCATCATCGATCAGATCCAACAGGAGTTGTTCGCATGGGGGATATTGGAACCCACTGACACATTCGTATGGGGCCATCTAGATATACCCGGTATGGAGGGTACGGCTGACCGGACTATTGATGCGCTACAAATGTTCCAAGTAGACATTATCAATGAGGCGTTGGCTGTGCCGGAGAGCGAACTGGATACTGACGCTACGGCTTATATCGATACGGTGATGCGGAACCTCCTCAGCCGGAATGTCAATACTGGTGAACTACAGGACAACCAAGCCTTTAAGCAGCAAGAGAAGGTGATCAAGCAGATATCACAGAAGATCCAGACAAGGATCTCTAATAACCCTAATCGGTTGATAACCGATCAGGGCGTTAGGGAGTTGGAAGCGACGATCACGGAGATGATGGGAGAACTTGGGTCCGAGCAGCGAGAAAAGTATTTTGGCCGGGGCGGCTCCGCGAAGCAGCAGCAGTTGGTGGATTTGTTGATGTCTGACTTCTACGGAGACAGCGATTGGGGTTCGCAGATTTACTTCGGTAGTCGGAACAGCGACGATGATTTTATGAGGTATGCCAGTAGGGCCGGGGCATTAACTGAGAATGAGGTTTCTTTGTTGGAGCGGGGCATGATGCGGCCCGATAACTACAGAGATAACTGGGATCCGAACGATGTGATGGCATTACAGCATGCTGAAAAGGATGTGGTCACTGCGAATCTTGTCAAGTTCATCACTGATAACGGGGGCTGGGAGGACGCCAACGCTCTTCGTAAGGGGTTGATTACCTATGCCCACACCATCGGCCAGCGCACCGCCTCTGAACGTGGGTACAGCAATGAGGACTACGGTCGTATGGTACAGAAGGCTATGCAGGCGGCGGTTGGTGCCCCAGCGGAATCAGAGTTGGTTACTACGTTGGATGAGAGGCTTGCACAGTCGATGGATCTGGTCGGTGGTGAGGGCGCTCCCGACTTCCGGCGCTTGATGGATTCGGTTAATAACCGTCGTAAGAGTTTGAATACGTTGAGAGTGAGAAACGTATGATAGATGCGTATTATCTGGAACTGCTGAGGTCGGCGCATCTCCATGCCGTGCAGGCTGGTGTCCCGTTGACGGACGGTAGGGAGATGGGGTTGGGTGGTCGCATCTCCTCACGCGATGAGATTCGGGTACCTCAGGAATCGTCACAACTAGATGCTAAGGCCAATGAGTTCTTGGGGCAGTTGGGTCTCACCCGAGAACAGGTTGTCAATCTGTTAACTAATCAGTTGGGCGTTACCCAAGAAGAATTGGTTTACGCATGGGACATCCCCACCTATCCCGTGATGCGGGAAGGTAGGCGACAGGAGCCGTTCGAACCAGAGTTCTTTATGGGGAACCCGCTAGACCCAGAGAGTTCCCCATACACGGGTGGTGCCTACCGTCCTAATAACTGGTTCACCTATAGGCAGGGTAGGGATGTTTCTCAGGACATGACCACCCAGTCGGCGCCGATGAGCGGCGAAGGTTACAACCCGAACAATCCGTTGAAGCGGTTCGGACGGGAAAGCGTCCGCACCCACCCCGATGCCGAAGGTCCGATCTACGAACACACCCAGCCGTTTATACATAATAAACCTCTTGGGTGGATGTTGGAAGCGACTGTCGGTGCTGCGTTCGGCCCGACTGGCCGTCATATTGCGAGGGCTGGTGGTGGTCGGCTGTTCCGGCTGATGGCTCAGAACCTAAATGTGTTACCAGATTCCCTGCTGGCGAAGTTCACGAGGATGTCTGAAATCTTCGACCCCAGTCTGAAACCACCCGGTACGCCTAAGTGGCGGCTAGAGGGGACGCCTCCTGAACTCAGATATAAGGTGGAGGGTCCACCCGGTACACCTACACGCTGGACGGACTCTCAACTGGGTGACTTTTACGAGGCTCTGGGCCATCGGGGCAGAGACGAACAGGGATTTAGGATTCCGATGGCCGAGCCGGATCGTGCTGCTGTCGATGATTTCATAACAGAAATGATCCATAACGCTGGTTACGGTGATTACGTTGATGATCCTTTGTTCCGTGAATTCGTTGAAGGTGTCGTTAGTCCTCAGTCAGATCAGAGACTTCGTGGATTTCCGTCAGCCAAGAACCGCGCCGATCTGGATAGATTGGCACCAGAGGGATGGCCTAGTCAGTCCGATATAGAAGCGCATCCAGAGATAGCGCGTTGGTTGGAGATCGAACGGGAGTTGGCTGCGAAATATCCTGATAACCCAGACTTTGTTCAACAGGCTCACGACACGATGGACAAGTTGCATGGCGTAAGAACACAGGACTTGTGGGAACAGTACCCGGATGCCGAAACTGCCACTACTGAGCAGTGGCGTGAACGATTAGGTGCCCCACCCGGTTCAACAGCGGGAGATGTAACGCCCGGTTTGGGGGATCGGGTAGATGAAGCATTCGAGGATGTTCTGGATCTTGAGGAAATAACAGGCGCGCATTTGTCTACGATCCCAGAGGACATGCTGCCTGAGGGGTACAGCCAAGGTAGCGGTGGACCGGGTATGTGGCTACCTGATGAGAATCATATGGAGCCGCTATTCCCAGAGGACTTGGCGGGGGATGAAGAGATCCTTGATTTCCTTGGTGTCACCCATATCGGGGGGGTGGCTCGCAGAGACATGGCATACGAGGGGATAAACCTCGAAGAAGTCGCTGCCTTGCATAACGTCCCGGTGGAAGATTTGGGACCACAACATATCCAAGAGATGCTTGATGCCGATGCACTTTCAGAAGCCGCTGCTGTGGATCTACAGGATGCTCTTAGTACCTATCGGGCTTGGATGTTTGAAGGCTCGGAACAGGAGGGGCGTCGTCTCCGGCAGGGGTTGTGGGATGATGTCAACGAGACGGTTGCAGGCGTACCTCCCGTTACAGACATTCTCAATGCGAGGGGTGGGGTTGAATATAGGGCTAGGCATTTCCCAGAGGGCGTGGACCGTGACAAAAGTATTCTAAATAATTTTGATCCGATGAAGGAACTGGATCCTTGGTCGGGCAGCGCATCCCGGCGCAGGTTCCGGGTAGGTGATGTCGATTTCTCCCTTGTCAACGACCAGCCGGGTGAGGTCCATGTTTTCTGGGATATGGCATCGATGCCCGCCGATACGCCAATGGAGCGTGCGGGTAGCCAGACGCGGGATGCTTTGCGTGAAATGAATAGGATGGTGGACCGTCTTGTGGCGAGTGGTGTAAAGGTCACAGCGATGGTCGATTCGAGTAGACCTTCCTTGGTCAATATGTATCGGCGCGCGGGTTTCACAATCAGCCACGAATTTACAGGGGAGGTCATCCCGCCGTCTGGGCGCTATGCCGGAATGGGCATGCTGGATGCGGTGAAGGATCCGAATGAAATGTTCAGGCAGGCGGCGCTGCGCGGTGATCACCGAAGCGGATATGGACTCCCCTTCCGTGGCGAAGAGGAGTGGTCTGGCAACATTTGGGCGCTGGGCAAGATCAACGGATACTCCGATGATGATATTGCTCATTACTATTTGGTGCGTGAAATGGAGGGGTACAAGCCGGGTTCGACTCGCAGCCCGTTCTTTGAGCAGCGCCCCGGCAGAGACCCTTATGCCCGACATCACAATATTAAAGAGATGGAGCAGGTACCCCAAGACGTAGTGGAACGTGCATATCAACGAATGCGTGAAGATAGGGCAGCCACAGGGTACGGCTATCCGGGGTGGGCGGATGACGAGGTGGTCCCCATTCCGGGGATGGAAGAAGAATGGACATCTTTCCAATCCACCGTGGGCGTAGCAGCCGATGAGGTAGAAGAGGCTGCCATGTCATTTGGCGGTCACGGAACGTTCCGTCCGGAACATGATATAGGTGATGGGAACATTCGCATTTCCAACATTATGCGTCATACGAGCACGGATGGCGCTTCGCGCGATATTATCGTTGTCGAATTAGAGGATGGGACGATGCAGCCGTTCTATCGCCGTTCGGGTTCAGGCGATGCAGTAGGTGATGACGCGCTTCTCACTACAGGTGGTGGTGGCGGTGCCCATATGTGGGTTCCGTTCGACGGGATCGGCCAATACGGCATGGGTCGTCATTGGTTCAGAAAGACACGGTTCACTCAGGGGAGAACCGCAGACGATCCGCTCTACCGATATGGGACTGAGGAGTTGAAGGATGTTGGTGATGCCTTAGATCAATACTTCCTTATGTCACGAGGCGCTGACCCATATTGGGATGTTGATGGCGTTGACGAGATGATGCCTTATGCCTACAACTACCAAGAGGTCGGGCCTAACGATATCCGAGCGGGGGATGAGGGTTTCCTTACGCCTGAGCGGACAAACGAACTGCTCGGTGTCCATAACACGGACGACTACAGTGCCATGCTGGGTACCAGTACGCATGTCTCACCTATGATACAGAACCCGTCCCCGGAGGGGCTGTCCCGGTGGAACTCGTGGGGACAGGGCATTGTCGGCACTGCGTATGGGGCAGGCGCCTTGGGAGCGGTGGGTGCGACAGACTTCTTGGCGCCTCTACTGGCACAACGAGAGGTCACCTTTGAGGAAGCGTTGGCAGGCACAGCCCCACAACAGCAACCGGTGCACAGCATGCTCGCTTGGCAGGCTAAGAACAATGAGGGTTGGTGGTCGTGGATTAGGGACTACCCGGAGCATTTGGAATGGATGGCTAAAGCCACAGCGGCCACAATGGATGCGTTGGAACGGACTAACCGCAGCACCAATAACGAGGTATTGGACGGGTTAAGCGACGGGTTCCGTCAGCAGGCGTTTGGGTTGGCTACTCAATTGAAGGAAAGTGCTGTACCTCTTGTGGGTCGGGAAGACCCAGAGTTGTTGCAGGGTGTGAGTAGGGATCTTTCTCAGAATGGGTACAACGGTCACCAGATATTCTCCAACGAAATTCGTAGGGAGATTGAAAATGGCGACGCAATGATCGTTGGATACCGCAGCGATGCGGATCGTCAACGTGCTCTGGAGGCAGCGAATGCCTACGGTGTAGTGGTTGATGGCAACTACTGGCGTAGGCCATCTGATAACAGTCTTAAGCCGCGTGAGGGTGAGGACTGGACCCGTGAACACTTGCAGAAGATGGCTACAGCCGGATACTTCGGGGGTGCGTCGTGACTACTGTGCCCGGTCAGCAACCGAACCATCCCACCCCTGATCCTTCGACGCTACCCGGCCAGTTCCCTCCTGTTGAGCAGGTGGGCGGGATCACTGATCCATTCCAATGGGAGAATCCTGCTTATGTTGTCCCGGTGGACTTTAAGGCCGCTATCGAAAGAGACCCTAAATGGCAGGAGCGAACGGCTGAGTGGCTGCTAACTGACGAACAAAAAAAATTCTTGCTTCGTTACATGCATTACAGGTTTGTAGCGGGGTATGGCCCGGATGAAAGTAACCCAACGAACTGGAAGCCGGGTGGCTCAATAGAAGATTTCATGGGTGGGCTGGAAGATGACACCGCTGAGAACAGGTCTGATTGGGCTATCTACGATCAGATCGACACGGATTTCTTTGGGTCCGATATCTTTCTCCCAGAGGGTGCGGTTGGATCTGACTATACGCCTAGTAGCGGGTCGCTTCCCGAGGGGTGGCTAACATTCTGGGGGGAGGACGACCCGATTGTTTATGAGTGGTTGGACTCGTGGGTGGACCGATTCAACCAGAATGCTCAGGCTACCGGGGCGCCGGGTGACCCACGGTATGACCCAGCGGACTTGATGCATGACTTCTATAACCACGAGGTTGATGGTCTGTACGCACAGGGCTGGTGGGCTAAGAAAACAAACAATTTCACAGCGATGATGCAGATGTGGTACACGGGCGGAGGTCCGGGTACCGCCGCAGGCGGAGGCTTGAGTCTTCCCCCGGATAAGACTTGGGAAGAAGTCCAAGCAGGATGGCAGAATGCCGCTGATTGGGGTGGGGTAGGTAACTGGGGCAAGATTTGGAACGACTCCATTGAGATCATCAGGGCTACCGCTGAGGATCTAGGGGTTACAGAGCGGTTGTCTGACGTTCTTGTGAGTCAGATTGCTTTCACTTTGATGAAGGAGGGTGGGGCCGCAGCGCATCTGGAACCTCAAACCGCTGAAGGTTGGCCGAATCAGGCTAGGCAAACTGTTGAAGGCATCCTGATAGATGAGATCAGGAAGGGTACCTTCGATCAGCCCTTGGGTGTGGGCAGCGTTCAGGACATAGAGAACCGACTCCGCGCTTATGCCGATTCGCAGATGATTGATATCGATGCGTTGGCTTCGACATCTAACACCAGCGTCAGAGATTGGGCTTTGGATATCAAATCAGAGAAGGGTTTGAACGAAAGTCAAGTGATGTCAACGATTGCCAATCAGGCGCATTCAGAGTATGGCTTGACAGCGGAACAGATTGAGAGTATGGGTCAGCCCGGTACTGATACCCATAGCACTATCAGTACCTTTGTGACTCCGTTGTTGGCTGCTGCTAGTCAGGTATGGGAAGATTACAGTTACCGCAAAGACGACGAGTGGCTGATGGACAACTACCAGATAGTTAACGAAGATGGATCTAAACGATTCAGGACGCAGCAGGAGATGCGTGCGTTGGCGCGCACTAACCTTGATCGGTTCCAACATTCCACACAGTTCCAGAACCCAATGAACCGGTTCATTCAGGGTGCGGCTTCGATGTTCAGGAGTGACTACTGATGGCGGGCGAGGCCCTTGAGGCGCTAGTCCAGAAGCATCTGGGTGATATCTCGGATGCTATGTCTCCGTTGCAGTTGTTGAACCAGACGCTTGACCGTGCGTCTATGACGGGCGTACAGGACAGTACGCAGGATGCGTTTGGGATCGGTGGTGCAATCACCGGTTCAGACATTGATCGTTGGCGAGGTGCGATTGAAAGCGGGCAAACGCAGGAGGAACGGTGGCTTACGGCTGAACAGATCCGTGCCGACATCCTTAAGTACCGGGTTGGTAAGAGTGAATTCGAAGAGGCATTTGGGGGCACCAGTTTTGCGGCGGCGACACATGCTGCGTCTACATCGGAAACGCTGGTGGATGGTGAATACTCTGGTACGAAGCGCATGCTTGAAGGCGGGGATATCGCCGCTAATTGGATGTCAACGGGCAACGTCCACCGCTCCAACTTTGGCGTTACTTCTCAGGGGCTAAGGGTTAATACTGACGACGACGACGACGACAGTCCAGACACAGCGAAGATGATGCAGAATGCGTTCTTCGCTGGCCTGCGCGGGGCAGGTTTGGATAAGGCAACCATTGATTCGTTGTGGAATTGGGCTAAGGCACAGATGGCGAATGACCCATCGATGTCAGCAGAGCGTCTGCTCATCGGCATGTATGACAGTGAAGCATTCAAAAGAAGGTTTCCGGGGATATCGCAGATGGCTCCCGGTGATCGGGACATACCTACCCCCGGTGAATACATTGCCCTTGAGAAGCATGTCTCTAAGGAACTCAAGCGGGTGGGGATGGTCAAGTCGCAGGAGTCTTTCGACACGCTGATTACTAGCCTAATTGTGAATAACGTTAGTGGCGACGAGGTGACTGAACGGTTGAACGCAGCGGAGCAGGTTATGTTTAACATGCCGCAAGAAGTACGCGATGCGTTCAGCGACTACTTCGGTGAAATGGGTACAACTATTTCAATGGAAACATTCCTTGATCCTACAGATTCGTGGGCGCAGGTACAGAACGATATCTCTACAGCCCGTACGAGTGGCTGGGGTACGATGCTCGCTGGGTTGGAGCGAGGTTGGGATGAGGATCTTGCCAACAGGGTCTCTGATCTGGGCTTGTCTCAGGCGGAACAGTGGAGCAGATTCGCTGAGTTGAAAGAAAAGGAAATGTTATTTGCTGAAAGATTGAATGAGAAAGTGGATCTCGATTACGATACAGAGGGTGTAGAGGCGGTGTTCGGTATGGACGCTGATCTGAGTGAGACCCTTACCCGGCGAGCAGCAGAACGCAGCGCAGAATTTAGAGGCGGCGGTGGTGCTATGGTCGTTGGTACACAAACCGGATATGGGGCAGCCAATGCCTAAGGTCGGCAAGAAGAAGTTTGCTTATACCAAGAAGGGTAAGGCTGCTGCAAAAAAGCACGCTAAGAAAACAGGGAAGAAGGTGAAGAGTGTTTACTAAAGACGTTCTTGAACGGGTAGTTGCTACCTTTATTCAGGCGTTCCTCGGTATCTTTGTAGTCGGTGGGGATATCGGTAATGCTAAGGCGGCGGCGCTGGCCGGTGCTACGGCTGTGCTGAGTCTTGTCAAGGGTGTTGTCGCCTCTAGGTTCGGTGACGGATCGGCATCGGCAGCGTCGTAATGGACTTCACACCGGAGGAAATCCGCAAGGCTAGAAATAGTTGGATGGTGAAGATGGGGCAGGGACGGGCCACCCGTAAGAACAAGAAGAATTACGGGCGTCCTAGTATGCCTGAAAGGAAACGCGCCCCTTCATTGCAGGATCTCCGGGAACATATGACGCGGAAGAAGCATGGTCCGAAGGGCTGGAATCGGGCCACCGATGTTTAATGGAAACTGGTGACCAAACTAACCAAACTCATAGCGGGTATCACCGCGCTATTGGTCGCTATCGGCACGCTCGTAGGCACGATCAGTATGACAATAGGCAAGAAAGAGAAACCAGCGGGTGTGACTATCGTTTTGAATAGTCCTGAGGCATACGCCGAATTCATTGCCAACCACCCAGCGGGTTAGTATAATAACTTTCACGTTGGCCGCTGTGCGCCATGTATTTGGCCGGTGAGTGCCATCGCCATTGGGATCGCCCACGCCCCCGATGAGTAACAAGTGGAGACTGACCCGGCTGACGCCCGGTGAGGTTGAACAAGTCACCCCGCATAGTCCCTCCGGCTATGTGCGACTCGGTTAAGGAGAG